GCTACAACATCCGGGTGACGTTCCCTATAGACTCGTTGCTATGAACGTTGCGCCTGACGTCGACGTCTTCGAATACGCCCGGGATGTGATGCGCCGTCTCATGCAGGAGCGGGGCACCACGCAGATGACCCTCGTGCCTGTCCTCGGCATGGTCCAGGTACGGGTCAGCGACCGGGTCCGGGGCCGTACGAAACTGACCCTCGCCGACATCCACCGCCTCGCCCGCTATTGGGGCGTCGACCCCCGGGAGTTCTTCCCTACCTCGGTATCCGAGTCCGCTTGGACTCGTAGAACTCCAGGTCACCGCCACCTCCGGCTGGTGGAAGCCGTAAAGGCGGCATGACCGGACAAACGGCCGAGGTTCTCCGTCTGCCAGTTCTTACGATGGGACCACCGATCACCGAACTCGCAGGCCAGTACCTGCGGGAACGGACAGCGGCCGGGGAGCTCTCGGCCAGCACGATCCCGACGGTCAAGTGGACCCTGCGGGACTTCGGCCGGTTCGTGCGGGACGTGCCCCTCTGTGACCTCTCGTCCCGCCACGTCGAGGGCTACTTCGCCTCCATCAGCGTGACCCGGTCGACCGCCCGCCAGCGGTTCTGCACGATCCGCCAGTTCTCCCGCTGGCTGGTGCGGCGGGGTCACCTGGCCGGAGACATCACGGCCGATCTGCGGGCGCCCCGCCAACCGAGAGCCGTTCCTCGTGGCTACCAGCGTGAGATCGTCGACCGGCTCCTCGAGGTCGCTCCCGACGCCCGGGGCCGCCTCATCATCCTCCTCAGGCGCCTCCGGGGTGTCATGGACGGCCGCTGGTACGGCAGTTAATCCCAGATCAAGACGCCGGCCGTGCCGGTCGATAGGAGCCATATGAGCACGAACCCTTATCTCGTCGGTGTCGGTCTCGGTCTCGCCTCGATGACCGTCGCCATCTTCGGCGGTTACGCCTGCGGCGCCCAGGCCGACAAGGCCCAGGCCGTCTCGTTCGCCAGTTGCAGCGCCGCCGCCGATTCCGGCTATCACGACATGAAGCGTGGCGAGGCGGGCTACTCGGCCAAGCTCGACGGAGACGGAGACGGGGTCGCCTGCGACCAGAAGACGCCGGCGGCGAAGATGACGTTCGAGCAGTGCCAGGCGTCCGGTGAGTACCCGGGCGGCCGTTATGCCGTCGAGTACGACAACGGTCTCTGCAAGGTGCAGAAGCCCTAGGCCAGGCCGACGAGCAGGTTGGACACGAACGTGATGGTGGTGTCGGCGAACAGGCGACCCATTTCGATGCCCGACTTCATCACGGCCAGGACGAAGTCCCGGATCCCGGCCGGCGTCGGCGGGAACAGCGACTGCGGCTGTTGCTGGCCGGGCAGGGGCACGCCGTAGAAGCAGAAGTTCCGGCAGTTGTGGTCGCCCCGCTGGTCGTTGTCGCCGGAGCGGCCGCCTTCGTAGTCGCCGCCGCTGTTGCCGTCGGAACCGCCACCCCAGTTGTCACCGTCGCCGCCGCCACATTCATGGGACTGGCATTCGTAGTCGTGCGAGACGAACTCCAGGCGGCCGAGGCTGTGGTCGTTCTCGCCGGGTGTGCAGACAGCGAGGAGCCCGATCAAGGCGAGGAACCCGATGGCGACGGCCAGGCCGATGAGGACCTGGCCCCGCTGGCGGCGTCTCACGGCCGGTCCCGGATCTGCTCGAGCACGCCCCGGATGGCCCGCAGCTCGTCAAGGAGCTGCTGGAATTTCTCATCGAACATGGAGCGTATGGCGTTCATGTCGGGGAACATGCCGGACTTGAACAGGCGCATCACGTCCTCCTGTCGATCACGTTGGTGACGGCCGGGGGCTGCGGCGGGCGGACGAGCATGGTGGCGAGAGCGCCGACACCGGCCGAGCCGATGGCCACAACGCCGTCAGGGGCGGCTTTGCCGTACCACGACAGGAGCACGGTGCCGGCCAGGGCGAACACGGTGGCGATGATGAGCCCGACAACAGCCAGGCGCAGCACGACGTAGTCCTGCGAGGTGGCCTGCTGGCGGATCACCTCGGTAGGTGACGCCGTCGCCGGCGGCAGCAGGATCTGCGGGTCAGGCGGCGCCGGTTCGCCGTTAGGCATGAGGAAGCCAGTCCTGCCCGTCCGGTTTCACATACTCGACGTTCCCCAGAAAGGTGGCATCCCCGAAGGCGAAGACCCCGCCATCGGCGGCGACGAGCCAGTAGCCCTTGCCGGTGGGGGTGGCGGCGATCCCCATAATGGGAGCGTTCACGTTCGGGCGGTTCGGATCGCCGGCCATCTGGCCTCCCGTGGAGAGGGTACCGAGGGCATGTGACAGAGGCGTGAGGAAGATGCCCCGGGGCACGGCCACGTGGACATGGTCCCGGTGGTCCGCCCACGTGGTGGCGCCGTAGTAGGTGGCGCCGTCAACCCGGCGGCCGTTCTTCACGGCCACCGTCACGCCAGACCCGGAGTAGATGAGCTCGGCCAGCTGGGCGGCCACGGCGAGGAAGACGTGGTAGACGGCCGACATCTGGGCAGCGGTCACCGGGGTGATGCCGGGGGTGACGCCGGCCAGGTCGACGGCCAGGCCGACGCCGCCGGTGCCTTGACGGTAGTGGTAGGAGCCTTTGGCGTGGCCCGGGCCGTCCACGTCGGTGACCCGGTACGGCAGGCCGGTCGCCTCGACGAAATCGATGATGGCCTGCGCCTCCCGGCTGATCGTCACCCGAGGCCGACCCAGACTGCGGAGATGCTGGTCGAGCCGATGCCTTGCGTGACAGTCATGGTGGTTCCGCTGGCCTGGTAGGCGGTCGGCTGGACCCAGTCGCCGGCGGCGAATTTGTAGAGGGTCGTGAGCGTCATGTTGGTTGTCCCGACGCCGACAGAGTGAGAGAGGCGGCGATCCCGGGCGATGAGGGTCGTGTTGTTGAGATAGAGGCTGCCCATCCGTTCGCCGCCGCCGGCGTCAAAGGGGAACTGGATCTGCAGCGTGACGACGTAGAGGCCGGCGGTGTTCATCGTCAGGCGGTCGGTGTTCGTGACGAGCGAGTGCATGTTGTCGGTGTCGAACGCTTCGGTGTCCCATGTCAGCGCCGTATCGGTGGCGGTGGGCACCGAATGGCCAGTCGACTTGTAGGCCTTGCAGGCCGGCGGGTTGGCGAGGAAGTCCGTGGCGCTCTTGACGCTGTTGCCCCAGGCCGAGGTGATGGTGGTGGCGGTGACAACGGTGGCAGGCGAGCTATAGGCCATCTACAACCCCCATACGGCCTGGTCCCAGAGGGACGCGTCCCAAACGCCGGTCTGGACGCCGCCGGCCAGGTAGAACGGTGACAGCTGCAGTGAGACGGCCCAGTCCTGGCCTGTGAGCTCATGGCTGACGGCTTCGACCCGCATGTCCTGGGTGGTCACGGCGCCGCTGTTCTGCGGCTTGCGTTTCCGGGTGATCCGCTCGGCGATTTCGAGGCCGAGCAGAGCGGGCCAGTCGGTGGTCGGGTCGATGGCCGGCGTGACGGTGACCGTCCCGACCCGAGACGACGGGGTCTTGCGGCTGTTGAGGACCCATTCGGCGTAGTACTTGGAGTAGGTGTCGTTGTCGTGCAACAGGCCGTCGTGGGTTTCGTCGAGCCAGCCGAACTCGGTTTTGGCGGCGGCGTCGAAGACGGCCACGGCTACCGATCCTTCCCGGGACACTGTGGCCCGGGTGACGATGGTGGCCTCGTCGACGTCGGCGTCTCCGGTGCCTTCCCGGTAGGGGACAGCGGGCGGGAATGTGACGCCGGAGTCGGCGTCGGCCAGCGTGAATTTCGAGGTGAGGTAGGCGCCGGTCTCGCCGTTGTAGCGGGACAGGAATTTGATTTTGCCGTCCCGGGTGACGAACAGGCGGCCGGCCTCGGTTTCTTCTACCTTCTGGGCGTAGGCCAGAGCGCTCCCGCCCAGCGATGAGGCCTGCAGGGTGGTGGACCCGGCGTCGGTGGCCAGGTCGGCGGTCGGGACGGCGGCCAGGTCGTAGATCTTGAGGAGACGAGCTCCGGTGGCCTGACCTCTCCACGGGATGCGTCCGGCGTCGTTGTGGTCAGAGATTGTCGCCGAGTTGAGACCGACGGTCCGCCAGATGGCGACATGCTGAATGGTGCCGGTCAGGCCGAGGGTGGCCCACGGCGTGGCCCCGATGGACAGGTCGGCATTGGGGATATTCGCCGTGATCGTGCTCACAGCAGCCGTACGGTTGACCCCGTCGACGAACACTTCGAGGTTCCCTGACCCGTCCCGCCGGCCGACGACGTGATGCACGGCGCCGTCGTCTACCCGAACGGTCGACTGGGCGAAATTGATGAGCCCGATGCGTAGCTCGAGGAGCCCGACGAAAGCGCCGGCGCCCCGCACGTTGAAATGGATGTACGTGGATATGTCGCCGGGGCCGCCCTGGTAGACGATGGTGGCGTTATCGGTCTGGTTGCCGCACAGAATCCACGCTTCGATCGTGAACGCACCGGTACCCGATATGGATTTCGTCGGGTAGGTGACCCGTTCGAGGATGGCGCCTTGCCCGGTCGTCAACGACCCGGCCACGGTCATGGCGCTGCCCGGGTCCCGGATCACGAGCCCGGACGCTCCGAGCGTCGGGCTGTTGAACGTCGGCGCCCGCAGTTTGTCCACGCCGATATCGACGACGGCCGTCGACCCTGACGGTTCGTCGAGAGGCCACCAGATGTCCGGGGGTGTCACGACGCCGGCCATTGACTGCGAATAGGTCGAGACCTGGGCGACATAGACCGACCGGGGAAGCTCCGTTCGGGCCAGCAGTTTGAACATGTCCGAGGCCTGGAAGGCGGCGGTGGCGGCGTTGGGGCCTGCCCCCTGTTGCGATATCCGGTCGATGTAGCCCTGAAAGATCGGATAGGTGACGGCGTTGTAGGTGGCCCGCAACCTGACCCGCCGGTTGGGCCGCAGTTTGCCGTAATAGGTGCCCGCAGCGTTGTCCGGGTCGTATTTCCGGGTGTCGTTGCGCAAAGCGAAATTCATCGTGCCGGTTTCGAATGCGCCGAGTTCCCGGTTGCGGCCCCGCCGGGTCGACATGGCGACAAGGTCGGCGGTCACGTCGGTCCAGACACCGGCGTCGAATTCGATTTCGAGGATCCGGGTCGGCAGGGTCGCCATGTCACGAGGCGAGGCCGAGCGGGGTACGCCGCTGTTTTATCAGCAGACCGCTGTGGACCACTTCGGTCAGGACCCGGCCGTCGAGCACGAGCTGTATGACGGTCGTGCCGCCGGCGGCGCCGGTCGGGCTCACCGTTTCGCCGGCCATTGCCAGGATGGGCACCTCGGTCCCCGGAGCGCCGGGGACGACGCCGCCGGTGTGGAATTCGGGCAGTTTCGGCATGGAGAAGCCTTTGCCGCCCAGGCCGGGCACCCACGAAGGGATCTCGAACGACAGTTTCCCGACGGTCGAGTTCCACGCTTTGGCCACCATGTTGAACGCCGTTTTGTAGGGCCAGAGGATGGCGTCCCTAATGGCGCCGGCGACGGTCATAAAGGCGGCCGGGAGGCCCTTGACAAAGTCGACGACGCCGCCGATGACGCCTTGCACCACCCCGAAGGCGGCCTTGACGATGTTTCGGAACGTCTCGGAGTGCTGATAGGCGAGGACGAGGGCGGCGACCAGGGCGCCGATGAGGAGGATGATCCCCATAGGCGGCGTCATCAACGTCCCGGACAGCGTCTTGAACATCGTTCCGACACCGCCGATCATGGGTTGGAGGGTGGAGAAGCCGCCAGAGAGGTCCCCGAAGGAGCGCATCATGTTGGTGGCCCCCTCGGTGGGGAGGCCGAAGGCGCCGCCGAGTCCGTCGAGGAGGTCGGCGGCACCCATGAACTTCGACTCGGACGCCTCGGCGGCGCCGCCGGCGACGTCCATCCCCTTCCCGAACGACCGGCTCTTGGCCTCGGCCTTGTCGAAGTCGCCGGCCATCGAGACCGCTTTGGAGCCGACGGACTGGAACGTTTTCTCCAGCGACGAGCTGTCGCCGATGAACGTTGCCTTGACGGTGGCGTCACCCATCGGAGCGGGCCTCCAGTCCGGCTTCCCGGGCGAGGTCGATCAGACTCTTCTGCAGGGCCGTCTCCAGCGACTGGCGGTTGGCGGCCACGGTGGGCCACAGGTAGCGGCCGGATTGGATGAACGGGCGCCGCTGGCTCTTGTCCCGGCCGATCCGCCCGCCGAAGTCGAGCCATCCGTAGTACGGCACCTTTTTCGAGCCGCCGATAACCCGAGCCTCCCGCTGCGACGACTGGACCCGGAGGGAGGCGGCGGCCCGGCCGGTGCGGCGAGGTACTCGCCGGGCGGCGCCGGCGGCGACGGTGGCCGACACGTCGTTGAGCACGACCCGGAGTTTCTTCTGCGATTCGCCGTCGGCTTGTTTCAGTGCCCGCTGGAATTCCCGCAGCCCTTCGACCTTGATCGGTTTGATGGTGCTCACCGCAGCCTCCGGGCCCGCATGTCGGCCACGTCCCGGGCGTGGTCCCGCTGGATCTGTCGCCAGCTCATGTAGCCCCGCCAGCGGACGTATTCCTCGTAGGGGAGCTCCTGGATGGCGGCGTGGGTGCAGCCGAGCTCGAGGGCGAGGGAGTAGTCGAAGGGGTCATCATCCCCCAGGGCTATCGCCCGTTCCGCCGCTTTTCTGCGCCTCCTCGTCGAAGCGGGAGATCCGCTTGATGTGGCCGATGAGCGCTTCGACGGCCCAGCCCGGGGTCTTCTGGTACCAGTCGGCCACCTCGTCGGCCGGTGTGTCGGTGGCGGCGGCGATCACGGCTATCTCGAGGTCGTCCCGGCCCGCCTCGTTTTCCTGCATCTTCTGGAAACGGGCCGCTTCGGCCCGGGTGATGGTGCGGACGTCGAAGACGGCGCCGGCCACATCAACCGCCTCGTACGTCGTCGGGATCTTCGGGAGGCTCACGGCCAGGTCGTCTTCGTGACGGCGCCGGTGACCTTGAAGTCGGCGGTGAAGGTGACGACACCGCCGGAAGGGGCGGACCGCTTGTAGCCGGTCATGAAACACTCGGCGGTGTATTTGACCTTGCCCGATGTGGATCCGCCCGGTCCGAACTCGAATGTGCTGGTGGTCTCTAGGCCGATGAGGCCGGCGAGGATGGCGTCGGGTCCGGTCGAGGCGGTGTCGTCCCACTTCCCGCCGATGGACAGGTCGTGTTCGGCCTGGCCGGACACGAACGTCTTGTCTTCGGCGCCGGCGGTGGTCGTGTCGCCCATGTCGACGCTCGAGTCCAGTTCGACCGAGTCGACATAGGCGGTGAGGGTCTGGAGGGTGCCGGCGGCATTGTCGATCTTGAAGGCCAGTCCTTTGCCGTGGTAGAAGGCCATCCCTTACCCCTCCTCGGCGGGGGCGACCATGCCGTCCCGGATCAGGTCGGTGGCGTTGGTCGGGTCGAGGTCGATCACGTCGCCGGCCAGGTTCCCGCCGAAGTCCCGCAAGACCACGTAGCGCACGGTGCCGCCGGTTTCCTTTTTGCTGGGCATGTCAGTCGTAGACCTCCACGTCGAACGATGCGCCGAGGTAGTCGATGGCCTGGATCGTCACCACGTCCACGGTCGCTTCGGTGACCCTCACGGTTTGGGCGGCGCCGCCGAGGGGTGGTTCGCCCCCTTCGATGGCGGTTTTCACCGAGGTGGCGCCGGTGCCGCTGATGTACTGGCCGAGCTGATCTCTTGCGGCCCGGTCGGAGACCCGGCCGACGAGGACCGTGACCGGGATGACCAGGCGGTCTGCGCCCCGGCCCGCCACTGCGTCGTACTCCACCAGACGGGGTAGCGACACGATGGCGGCCGGCGGGGAGACGCCGTCGGCGGCGTAGTCGTAGACCCGCAGCCCGGTCACTCCGACGAGGCGGGCGCCGATGGCGTCCATCACGGCGTTGAGGTCGAGGGCCACTCACGCCACCCACCAGTTACGCCGGTACGGCCGAAGCAGGTTCTGGGCGTCCCGATCGAGCTCGTTCAACAGGCGCATCTCGGAGCCGAACTCGACCGAGCCGGCCACGCCGAACGGGGCGTCCTTCCGTTTGAACAGGCGGGACGCCTGGATGAGCGTGGCCAGCTTGACAGCTTGGGGGACGGTCCCGCCGGGCCAGCCGAACTTGGCCGTGACCCGCACGGTCGGCCGGTAGGTGTTCTTCGGGAACCATCGGGTGCCGAGGGCGACGATGCGGTCCCACGGCACGCCGGCGGCGGATGCGTTGATCGGTTCGGCCCGGTAGTCGGAGGCCGCCCACGTCGTCTCGTACGTGCCGTCCCCGTTGTCGTCGGTGGCCACGATCAGGCCGGTGAGAGTGGAGATCGGGTCGACGTCGAGGCGGCCGGTGTCGGTCACCATGTAGTCCCGGGTCGTGGCCACGGAGTCGGCGGTGAACACCCGGTCCGTGAACCCCTCCACCTGGGTGGTGGAGGCGTCCAGGGCGAGCTGCAGGGCGGTGTCGTCGGCGGTGTCGGCCGTGGGGATACCGACGAATGTCTTGAGCTCGACGAGGGTGGCGTAGGCCATCAGCGGCGCCTCAGACTGGCCAGCCAGCTGTCCCGCCGGCGGTTTTCCCGGACCGCATCGAACTCCCGGCGGGCGCCGACGATGGCGGCCGCCTGGCGGCCTTCGATGACGCCGATGCGTTCCTCGAGCGCCACGATCCTCGCTTCGAGCTCGGGGAGACCGGCCATTTAGGCGCCGGATTCCCCCGGCTGTGCGTCGTGGCCGGTGAGGGTCATCGGGTCGGACGGATCGACGACGTTCGACACGTCGTTCGGTCCGGCCGGGTTGTCCTTCGGGTCGGTGCCCGGCTGGTCCCGCACGTCGGTTTCGTCGGGGGTGGAGGTGAGCCCGCCGGCGGCGGCCTGGCGGGGATCGATCGATTCGAGCAGCGGGGACGTGGCGTCCCCGCTGGTGTCGGATTTCTTGGCCATGAGCGTCCCTTTCCTAGAAGGCTCTCAGTTAGGTCCCGGCCCGGACGACGATGGCGTTCGGGTTCTGGACGGCGCCGTCGGCCCGGGCCCAGGCCATGAACCCGGTCTGGCCGTTGGCGGCGTACAGCTCGTTCAGGGTGACGAGCGTGACGTCCTTGACCCTTCGGATGACGTAGGCCTCGTTGATGTTGCCGAAGGCGAGGAACTTCGCCGCCGTCGCCTTGGCTGGCATGGCCTGGTCGATCACGACGGGGTAGCCGAGGAGGCGGGGTTCGCCGACGGTGCCGGAGATGGACTGGTTCTGGTCGTTGACGAGCGGGCGGCCTGTCGTGTCGACCAGGCCCATGATCGAGCCGAAGGTGGCGTCGTTCATGAGCCATTTGGCGCCGGCCCGGTAGGCGGGGTCGAGGGCCAGGACGGTGGCGAGAAGGTCGGCGTAGGCGATCGTGCCGATCGTGGGCGCCGTGGCGGTGATCGGTGTGACGATCCCCTGCGGCTGCCCCGATCCGGTGCCGGTGGCCCAGTGGACGGCCTGGACCCGGGCGATCCGCTCGCCCAGCTTGCGGGCCACGAACCCGGACACGTCGAACGCCGCATCCTGCAGGAGCTCCCAGCTGACCTTGAGCGGGAGGTTCCCTGCGCCGCCCGCCATGTACTTGTAGGCCGAAATCGTGCGGGTGGCGAATACGAGGTCGGCTCCGGCGGCGAACGTCCCACCTTCGGCCACGATCTCGCCGATGTTGGCGGTGTCGTCGACCGTCGGATAGTTGATCAGGTTCCCCTCGGCGGTGGTGAACGTCTCGGCCGCCTCGGCGATCCCGCCGTACTGCTTCATCCGTTCGATCAGCTTGGCCCGGAACCCGGCCGGGACGAGGTACCCGCCGGCCGTGTTCGTCCCTTCCGACTGGGCCCGGAACTCGGCCAGTTCCGACGGGGCGTGGCCGGTCCTCAGGTAATGCTCGAACGCCCGTTCCTCCGGCGCCTCCTGTTCGGCCACGGCCACGTGAACGTGCAGGTCGTTGCGGACCGGGGTCAGGTAGGCCTGGTGGCGGGACCGGATCTCGGCCGACTGGCGCACGTTGGTGAGCTGCCCTTCCAGTTCCTGGTAGCGGGCCGCCTCCTCGTCGGTCAGCGGCCGTTCGGTGCCATCGTCCGCCGTGGCGCCGTCGACGATGGCCTGGAGGGCGGCGAGGATCTCTTCAACGGTCACAGGGTCCTCCGAAAATTGCGGGCCCGGTGCCGGGCCAGGATGAGCTGGGTGCGGCGGTCGAGGAGCGGCCGGTCGAACGTCAGGTGCCGCAGGGTGACGTCCGTGCCGTCGTAGGCGGGCATAGCGACAACCGACACGTCCAGCAGGCGACTGATCGACGTGTGGGTGCGGAGCTGTTTGCCGTCGGGGGCGTGGCCGAGCTCGTCCCGGCCGGGGAGGAACCCGAACGAGGCGCCCCGCAGGTCTCCCCGGGAGACGAGCTCCCGCACGTCCCGGGCGTAGCTGGTATCGGGCAGGTCGACCTCGAAGGCCAGGCCGTCGCCGTCGGTCGCCAGGCGCAGCGTCCCGGCCGAACGGCGGCCGAGGACCAGCGACGGGTTGTGGTCCCGCAGGGCCAGCACGTCGTCGTCCCGGGCGAGGACCTCGTCGAAGGCGCCGGCGGCGATCGCTTCGTACCCGCCCCGGATCTGGGCGACCTGGCCGAACACGGCGGCATGGCCGGCGAGGGTGTTGCCGGTGACCTCGGCGGCCCGGAGCTCGGCGCAGAGCCGGTTCATGCTGAGACCCCCGCCCCGGCCGGCGTGCCAGTACCAAGTGCCTCCGAGGCGGGAGGGTCGGCGCCGGCCGGGAGCGGAGGAAGGTTGAACATGCGCCGTATCTCATCGAGGGTGAGGATCCCGGCGTCTTTCTGGGCGATGAGGAGCGGGATTTCCACCTCGGGGGCCGGCTGCAGGAGCCCCTTGTAGTCGAACTCGCACGTCAGCCGGGTGAGCAGCAGCGACAGGCGCTGCTCGAGGCGGGTCGTCCACGGCATCAGCGTGGTGCGGGCCATCCACCGGAGGAGCTCGGCGACACCGGACCCCCACGTGCTGGCCCCATCCTCCATGAGGAGCTGCTTGGGTATCCCGAAGATGCGACATACCTCGACTATCTGGTGGACACGACTTTCGATGAACTGCGCATCTACCGGCGGGATCGTCCACGGCGTGAATTTGAGCTGGGCGTTGAGGAACAGGATTTCGCCGGCGTGGTCGGAGCCGGACATCTTCGCCTTGAGGGCGGCGACGGCGTCCTCGGCGTCGTCCTTCGTGAGCCCTTCGTCGCCGGAAACCAGGCCGCCGAGAAGCAACCCGGACCCGAAGAGGCGGGCGGCGGCCCGATCCCCGGCGATCCCCGTCCCAAGCGCTTGGCGGTGCGCCTCGATGGGTGACAGCCCCCGGATCCCATCGGTGCCCAGGGCGGGAATGTGGGTGAGCTCGGCGCAGGTCAGATCCCGGGATGACCCGTCGGCCAATGCCACCTCGAACCACTTCCGGTAGGCGCCGTCCGGCCCGCCGTAGCGGGAGAGCTCCTCGGCGGTCTGGATCGGCTTGATCGTGACGGCACTCGGCAGGATCGGCATCAGACCGACGATGGCGCCGGCCCCGTTGTACGTATGAGCCAGAAACGCATTGCCGTGGAGGAGCAGGTGAACCATGACCAGCTCGAGCCACTCGAACTGGGTGTAGGGCCCGCCGGGCCCGGACGGGTTGTCGAGGAACGTCGAGACCCGTTGGCGTTCGCCCGTCTCGTTGTCGGTGCGGAACGACCGCAGCGGCAGACCGGCGATGGTGCCGGCCACGATCGAGACCGCCCGGTACACCGCCGTGAGGCCGAGACTCGTCGTCTCGTTGACCGAGACGCCGGCCAGGTTGGTACCGCCGGCCATCCCGAAGAACTCGGCGAGAGCGGGGTCGCCGATGGAGTACTGCGGGTCCGCCCGCACCTCCACCTGGCCCCAGTCAGGGCCGAGCAGCATCCGCCGCCAAAAACCAGCCACTGCGGGTGAGCGTTACACGGTTGTGCTTCCTATTGCAAGCATTTCGCTAACAAGAGTTCACACCACGAACACCGGCCGCCGGCGGGCCGGCTGCGTGGTGGCCGCCCCGAAGTGGGCGATCACGGCCGCCACGGCCAGGTCGATCTTGGCCGGCGAGTCCTTGTCGGCCTTCGTGATGTAGTCGCCCAGCGGCGAGGTTTTGACCACGGCGTTCGAGACGTGGCGGGCCAACCTCGGGTCCCCATCGTGGGTCAGCGCCTGTTCCATCACCGCCGAGTAGAACGCCGTGCAGGCCGGCGCCATCTTCGCCCGGGAGAACGTCGGGAACTCGACGACCCGGTCAGGCCACGTGGCGGCCCACTCTGCGATCTCGGCGCCCCAGTAGGGAGGGTCGCAGAGGAGCTCCACGACGCTCCACGTTGCAAAGGCCTCGGCAACGGCCTCCTGTACCTTGCCCCGTGGGACACGCCACCCGGCCCGCCCGGGGTTCTCCCAACAGCCGGCCACGAACACGTGACAATCCTCGGTGACCCCCACGAGGGCCGTGGAGTCCCCGGAGTAGCTCCCGTCGAACCCGAGCCACACTCTGGTGCCCGGAGGCGGGTGCGGCCGCCCAGCGGCCCCACAGGCCGACCAGGCGCCATAGGGCAGCCAGGCCTGGTCGGTTGCCGTCCACTGGCCGAGGCGGTAGCGGCGGAACTCATGCTCCGGGAGCCGGCTCCGGTCGAACCGCAGGCTCTCGAGGAACCCGGGCCGGTCGAAGCACGGGTTGGCCTGGCGCCAGGCCTCCTCATCGTCGATATCGGCGGCGGGGTCCGCCTCGAAGATGCGGGCATAGAGCGTCGAGTCGCCGGCCCGGGCGGCCTCGTACAGGCCGTGCGCCAGTGACGTCAGGTCATAACCCGGCGTGGTGATCCCCAAGAGGAGGGCGTCGGCCCGGGCGGCGCCGGCCATCTGCATCCCATTCCACGTCTGGTCGTCCCGCTGGAGGTGGACCTCGTCGAAGACCACGAGGTGCGGGTTGATCCCCTGCGACGCCCGGAAGTTGTTCGGGCGGGCCTCGATGAACGACCCGGTCTCCGGGACCTCGAAGCGGCTCTGGAAGACGTGGATCGAATCCCGGAGGAGGTCGGAGCCGAAGATGATGTCACGGAGCTCCCGCATGAGGGTGCTGTTGAGGTTCCGCTCCGAGTCCGACACGGCGTAGACGTGGCGCCGCTCCTTCCGGCAGGCCTCGGCCAGGGCGACGAGGGCGGCCAGGCGGGTCTTGCCGTTCTTGCGGGCGACCTGTTCGTAGGCCACCCTCGGCCGCCCCTCGCCGGTGAGCACCTCCACCTCGGCCCGCTGCCACGGGTACATCACCTCGCCCGTGACGAGCTCGAGCCACTCCACGTCCGACGGGGCGTCGGGTAGCGGCCGGACCGTCTGGGACTTGGCGCCGGACTTGAGGGCCACCGGCTAGCGCCGCTCGGTCTCTCTGGCAAAAATCGGGGGCAACGGGGTGATCGGGCCCCAGGATTCTGTACTTTTCCGCACTGCGTACAGCGCCAGCTCGTAGAAGCTCATGACGTGCAAGCGGTGAAGGCCGCCGAGGTCGTCCGTCTCCTCGAACATCATGGGGCGCACCCACTGCCGTCGATGTGTACGGCCAGGGCCCGGCCGACGAACTCGGCTACCTGGGGGACGACGGCGTTGCCTAGGCAGCGCAATCGGTCCACCCGGGAGGGAATCCCATGAGCCACTCGACCCACGTCGGGTTCAACTGCCCAGGCGTCCCAGAGGCGGCCACCGCGTCGTCGAGATCGTTCGATCTCTCCGGATCGAAGAACCTCTTCGCCTGGGGACCGC